ATTGGCTGAATTTGCACCCGCATCAAAGGTTGCAGCACTTCCACACCCTAGGCTTGTTCGAGCTGTTAAACCTGATTCTAAAACAAAGTTGGAACCATCACCAACAATGAAGTTGGAATCTGTTGGTGTCAGTCCTGCAATGTCATCAAGTTGTGCATCATGTGCTTGGACATCTGAACCAATGGCAAGACCAAGTGATGTGCGGGCCGTGGCTCCTGACTCTGTCACAAAGTTGGAACCATCACCAATGATGATGTGGCTATCAGTTGGTGTCAATCCTGCAATGTCATCAAGTTGTGCATCATGTGCTTGAACGTTTGTGCCAATGGTTAGACCAAGTGAAGTGCGGGCCGTGGCTCCTGACTCTGTTACAAAGTTTGAACCATCACCCACAATGAAAGCACCATCAGCTGGTGTCAATCCTGCAATGTCATCAAGTTGTGCATCATGTGCTTGGACATCTGAACCAATGGCCACACCAAGTGATGTGCGGGCCGTGGCTCCTGACTCTGTCACAAAGTTGGAACCATTGCCAATGATGATGTGTGAATCTGTGGGAGTCAATCCTGCAATGTCATCAAGTTGTGCATCATATGCTTGAACGTTTGTGCCAATGGTCAGACCAAGTGATGTGCGTGCCGTGGCACCACTTTCTCCGATCCATTCAGAACCATCACCAACCAAGAAGGTGGAATCTGTTGGTGTCAATGTTGCATTCACATCATTGATTGTTTTGAGATTAAGAACAACAGGACCAGTCAATCCGTTCACACTTGCCACGGCATCAGTGTTGTCAATGACATCAAACATGGCACTATTGATTGGAGATGATGCGTCTTGATTAAATACAATATGATCACCAACATTCAATGTGACACCTGCCAAGGTTCCACCTGTTGAAACAATGTAGAAGTCACCCTTGACTGAACTGGTCAAGTCAGGTGTGTTGGTGGTTACGTTGTATGATCCTTTATAGGTCAAGCCACCTGTGACACTGCCTGCACTTGTTGGATTTGCTTTTATTTCAATACTCATGTTTTCTCCTTATTTCACAAAGCCTGCGATGAAGTAAACTGAATCACCTGATGCACCTTTTTTGTATGCAATGGTGGAAACTTCTTGAGCAATGGTCACAATGTCATCACTGTATGAATAATCAACAGGCAATTCATTTGTAATGGCATCACCTGCACCTGTTCGAGCACGATATTTTATATACATCAAGTTAGATCCTTTGTTGACAACTGCCAAGAAAGCAAACTTCAAACTTGCTGCACATGCTGAACCCGTGGTTGAATCCACAAAGTCTGATGATACTAAGTCATTCCAATTGGTATTTGCTACACCTGATGCATTATAAACACCTCTGATTGAACCTGCACTCATTGGGTCATTTGTTAGAAACGGCATCTTTTGATTCTCCTTCATTGTTGGGTTGAGTCTTTGATTTGATTACGTTGGAACCTGCAAAGATCAAGAATAAACTATCAATTGCACTGATAATTTCTGCATGTGCTTTTCCTATTAAAGCAAGGATAAACAAGACAAGCAAGGTGCAATAAAACGCCATTGCTTTACGTCCACCAAAGAAGTCCAACATGGTCCTGTCTTTGGTCTCTTCTGTCTCTTCTGTCTCAGTCTTCATAGTCTTCATCAATCAATCTATAAACGTGTGCAACGTCTTCAAGGTTTCGTGTACGTTTGACCACACCTTCACGCCATGTCTGATCAGGTCCAACACCATGTGCATTGCCTTCTGTGGTGTGGAAGTTTCCTTCTTTATCAGGTGATGTGCGTGCAATGGTGATGTGGTTACCATAGAATGGTGTTTGTTCTTTGGATGTGTACACAACCACAATGTCACCTGGTCTGATGTCTTCATTGTCTTGATGGCGTGAAGTCTCAAACCAATTATCATACAATCTCCAACATGAAGGGAAGATCTTTTGACGCACAATGAAACGCACTTTTGGTCCATATACGGCAGCAGCAAAAGCACCACACCAAGCATATTGACCGTTTCGTATATAATCTTTTTCCCAAGTCCATCCAAGTGCATTGGTGTTCTTGATGTAGTATGTGATGCGGCTTGAATCACCACCTCCACCAGGTTCTGTGATGTTGTCTGACCACTCTGATTCAGCATTCTTCAAGACATATGCAACATGCTCATGTGGATTGACATTGCGTTCAATGTTTACATTCACATTCTTTTTAACATTGATGTCAATATTGATCTGATTCAATGCACGTCTGTAACGTCTTGTTTCATGTTCGAGAAGGTCAAGTTTTTCTTCAAGTTGTGCTTTTGTATATCTACTCATACATATTCCTTTCCATTGTCAGATGCACCTAAGACACCTGATGTGTTTGCAATATAGGCATCCACTTGTTGACCTGCCGTGGCACTTGCATATGCAGTTGGTTCAAGTGTACCGTTCAATGTTGAAATGCCGTGGGTTGTGGTAAATGTGATGGTTGCAGTTGATCCATTGTCAACAATGGAAGAGATGACCAAACCTGTGGTTGCATTATCATGGTCACCTGGTGGCAAGTAATCAACCACATCATCCACTTTGAAGAAGTCAGAATCCTTGACATCTACACCCAAGGCATTGGAGTTTGAAAAGGCATCTTGGTCAATGGTCACTGTGGTTGTGGTTGGTGCAGCTGTCACAAGTGCTGAATCATGCCATGATGCAGAACGCAATCCTGTGTGGATCAATTCAACTTCACATCCTTCACCCATTAGTTCTTGACGTATTGAACGGATAAATCCAACACCATCAGTGACACCATAGTCAGGACCATATGCCTTCAACAATGGTGAATTGACCAATGCATACCTGCCAACATCCATCAATGCACTTTGACCCGTTCCAATCATACCACGCCATACACGCAAGGGATTTGAAAGAAGATTAAAGAGTCGAGTAATGACAGGCAAGAAGAATGAAAAGGAGTCACCACCCGTTCCACCAATCTGATCAGATGACACACCAAACAAATCCAATTTAATACCCTTGGTTTCATTGTTGTATCTGTTGATGGCTTCTTGATTGTTGAAGATGCGTTGTGTTCTAAGTTTCTGTTCATTGACATCATAATCAAAGTTGACTTCAATCTGTGTGACTATGTCTTCATAGGTTGACCAGGTTGGTGGATTGTCTGCAATCCAATCACCTTCATTGATGGTCAATGCACTTGATGCGGCTTGTTCGAGTCCAATGGGTTGCAATGCTATCTTGCAACGTCCATCTTGATTGCGCCTCATCACCAAGACTGCACCCATTGCTTGAAGAAGTGGTGTGAGCACTCCCCTAAAATCCTCACCTTCACTTCTCAAGTCAAGGTTGATCATTATGTTTGGAATGGATTCATATTGCAAGAATGAATTAATGTCAATCTCAGTGTCCTTGATATTCAACCCAATGGATGACTGATCAAAAGTGCCGTTCACACTTGATCCACCTCCACTTTGAAGAAGTCTCAAGATAGCTTCACCAGGTGTTTGAAATGTAATTCGGTTACTCAAGTAAACCCTTGCAGGTTCAAATCCTGACCAATCACCAAATGATGAACGTCTTGAATCTGCAAAAGGTTCTTGGATGTGCAACAAGAATCCAACATCTGAACCACCATATGTTGCAGTTGATTGGTGTGTTATTGGAAAAGTCTGTGATGATTCACGTTCATTTTTCCTGTCATAATAAACCACCTCAACACCAAAAGACACACCCGCACTTGCTGATGTTGGCAAACCTAGGTTGTCTTTCACCAAGATTGTTGGTTCACCATTTTGATAATATGCGAGTGCAGTCCCTCTGATGTCATTCTTCTTGCTTTGGTCTTTCCTGTCTCCACCTTTGAAGGATGCCCAAGATGCACTCTCAAAAGGTTCTTCAACGGCACCTTGTTGAACAATTGGATCACTTGGATGTGGAGTCACCCAAATGTCAAAAGGATAAAACAATCTTTCCATGTTGTCTGTGGTGTATATGCCTGTGATATTATTATCCCATATACCCAATGGTGGAAGTTCATATACATATTCAAGATATTTCAAGGCACGTTTACCTGTGAAAAAGAATATGGTGGAATCTGCCGTTTCTTTGTTCACCAATGACTTCATCATAAAAGATGTATCATCTGAGATCTTCCAATTAATGAAGGCACCCAATGTTCCTTGTGCTGATCCTGTTTGATTTGTTTCAAGTACAGTGTTGATGATTTCAGGAAATCTTTGAACACCTGATGTGATCCTGTATGATTTGATTTCACCCCGTGGTGTTCTTACTCGAACACGCTTTGTTGCAGATGATGCAGGCACAAGACTGTTGTATGATGTGTTTGTGTTGTCATAAGTCAGATTGGTGGATGTCATGGTTTCAGGAAACAGACGTCCATCTGAGTTGATCAATTCAGGATAGCGTGGATGGATATAATAGTTTCCATCATCAGCAGGTGGTAAGCTTGCATCAAAGGTTGTGGAATGATCAAGTGGTAGGTCATCAGCATCAAAAGTCAATGTGGATGAACCTGTTGAACCTGTAACACCAAAAGGTTCACTGTCTAGTGTAAAGATTCCAAACTCCAATCTTGATCCATTCAATTCATCAAAGTTGTGGTATCCATGCAAGAGACCAGTTTCAATTGCAGTTTCTGAAACCTTGTTGTCAATTAAAGCAGTCAAGGGAACCAATGACAATTGGATTGAATCAAGTGTGTCCACAATTGGAGACGATTCAATAAAGCCATTGATAATTTCTGTCATTGCATTGATTGAACCATCAGGTCTTTTCTGACCCATATATAAAGAAGCCTTGCGCCCTCGAAAGTTCACAATGTCTGTGTAGACTTCAGGCACATTGGTTCCACCCAATGATGATGCGTGTGTTTGAATCGGTGTACGTCCAACACCACGTGTGGAAATGGTCAGTGTTGTGGATGTTGCAGAACTTACCCGCACTGATTCAGCTCCGATATGCATCACACGAGGAAAGGACAAGGATGTGAAATCTTGATCAACTGTGATGGTCTTGGTGCTGTCATTGTGAAATAGATCAGTTGAAACTTGTGCCTTGGTCACATCTGTTGCACGTGGTCCACATCTTCCAAAGATTACATGTGGATCATCAGTGCCACCTCTTAACCTTTCAGAGGAAAGGACAATTGAAACGGGTGCATAGTCTGCAATCCCACCTGCAGGATCAATTGAAGCTTGGTATGCACCAACTGAAACAATGCCTTGAACGTTCGAGTAAGGCACACCCGTTGTCAAGTTGGCATCAAGATTGGTTGTGGAAATATCCACATCATCAGACACATACCTTGTGGAAAGTCCACCAATTTCCAAAACAAAGACGCGTCTGCCGTGGTCCTCAAGTATGCTCATGGTGTCACCTCAGGTTGATATAGATCAAAGAAAGAAACTGAAACAAGATCACAGTCTTCAACTTCCACTTCAAACAGAAGCATATCACCACGGTTTGCAGATGGAATATACAATGGCCTTGGATCATCAGAACCACTTGTTCCACTTGGTGGATCATAAAAGGTTGCACCTGTGGTTGCCAATGCAGGTCTGTCAAGATCTCCATCATTGAACATTTGAAGGTGTGCAGGAAATGTGAACTTGACTGCTTTGGATAAGACTGTACCACTTGTATTCTTTATTCTGAATGTGATTGCAGGACTGTTTCCACTACTTGAATTAGTGGCTACGTATTGAAAGATCACACCGATCCATTCACTGATTGGTGTTGATCCATAATAAAATGAATAGTATTTGTTTGTCTTGTTCAGACCTGGTGAAATACCTGACCAATTTGTGTTGGTTACTACATTGAAGATTGTGGCAAACCTTCCAATGGTATCCTTAGCAATTGTATAGTTGGCATGACCAAGGAACTTGCAATGTGACATTTGGACCAATGCTTGTGCAAATTGGTTGACGACTCCACCCATTACAGTGACACCCATAAAGGTGGATTGTTCCCTTGCAAGTGGTTGGTATGATCTTGGTACTAGCATCTTTAATTACTCCAAACAGACAAGGCAGTGATACGAGGCAAGGACAAAGACACTGCCAACCTATCAGCAGAATCAAGAAGTGTGTCTGATTCCACATAAGCAGTTGGATTGATCTTGTACAATGGAAATCCAAAGACCACAGATTCAAGTGTGGTGTTCTCCAATGATGGTGTGAAGTTGAATTCATTCCACCCGTTCGAGGTCACAGAAAACAACCTGTTCATAAAGGCAAACTTTTTGGTGCCACTAATATTGACCACATATATCCACAAGGTGATTGAACCACCTCCAATGAATAGTGGACTTTGAACTTGCATTGATTGACAATCACCAACACCCAAGGACTTGGGACTTTGACCACGTCCTGTGAATGCACTTGGTGTAGCATCTGCATTCTGTATTCCTGACCAGATTAACAATGGTCTTTTCCTTGATCTCAATGTTTGAATGTTTGTTCTCCATTGGACACCCGCACGAGATGAAAGTGCATTGTTTGCACCAAGACGTGAAGCACCAAAAGGTGTGATCTTGTCAGAACCTTGTGCCGTATTTCCTGCACTCAATGGTGAAGTCAATGCAGTGAAACGTGCTGCAATCACTTGGACATCCACATCATATGTGTTTGCATCAACCTTGCCTTGCATAACAATGTCCACATAAACAGCTGTTGTGGATGATGTGAAGGTGTGTGAAACTGTTGCGTGTGCGTATGTGCTTGCAGTTGATGTGATTGAAATGGAACTGTTTCCTTGTGCCACACTGTTGGCATCTGTCAAGGTGAACTTTAAGGTGCCTGTTCCTGTGGATGTGACACGTGCTGCAACATGGAATTGAATCGTGGTGTGGTCATTGGATGGTATAGGGACACGCCATCTACAAAGATCCACAAATGAGGTGGAGTTAGTCACACATGTGTTGGCATCAAAAGCTTGACTAATACAATTCGAGGTGGATCCATGTGCATGCAGATAATTGGAAAGGTCACCCATACGTGCCAATGTGGTTGTGGTAATCACACGGCCTGCAATCAAATCACTTGTGTCAGGAACATTGGGTGGACTTGTAAATGTGTTACTCATAAGTGCTCCAATACTAAGGAAACAGGCACACGTCTTTTTAATCGGTTTGGATATACCAAGTTGATGGTGTTTGCATCCACCAATGAACACCTGATGCGTCCTGTGTTTCCATTGTCTTCAGATGTGAAAAGGAGATCATAAGCAGGTTGACTCACATTGATTCCACTTGTAATCAAAGACCGTCTTGAATCACCAACGTTTTGGTAAAACGTGATTCTTTCACCATTGCCAATGTATTCAATAAAGTTGTTTGTGAAATGTCTATATAAATCTTTAGTGTCAAGCAATGCATCAAGGTCAAATGATAGGATGGATTGAACATAAGAACCAACAAAGTTGGATGCATAGCCACCGCCTATTTTACGCCTTGACTGTGAAACGGTTTGTGTCTGCATATGGTGGTCTTGGTATGGTCTTGTGGGATATAGTGCACCAGGTAGTGGATAGTCAGCAGACAACTTTTTAAAAAAGGTTCCACTTGGTGTTTCATTTCCACTAAATCCAAGTCTTTCTCTAAATGAAGTGGAAACCCAAGTAATGTCACTGATGGCGTTGGAGTACATACATTCAACATGGCCATTATCATTGATGTACCATTTAATATACTGGCTTGCAGTGTTTGCAACCAAGTCACGTTTTTCCAAATTGTTGGCAGTGTTTACATCATCCACATCACTTGTGGTTCCACGTTCTCGAATTGCAACAATCAAATCCTGAACATTCAAACGTCCTGTGATGTCAAAAGAAAAAGAACTTGAACCTGCTGCATTTTGAAATTCATATTGTGAATCATCCAAGTCACTCCCACGTGTCCAATCATTTGGACAAGTGAATGATGTTGCAGCTGTTGCAAAAGTGGATGAACCAAGACCAAGGATGTCATCACCTGATTTTAATCTGACTTTGAAACTATCATCACAACTGATTAAAACCTTATCACTTGAATTGATGGACACTGACCAATTGGTTCCAAAGTTTGAGGTGGATTGAAGCAAGTCAGACATGGCAAAACCTGATTCACTCCCACGTCCATTCAAGAATGAAATTGCATCATCATAGATCCCTTCACCCGTTCCAAAAGTTGGCAATGTGACATTGTTTGAACTACGGTTGAACACATTGACACCCGACCAGGTTCTTGCATTGAATGCACTTAATAGTGCAAAGTTTGGTGATGGATTATTCAAGGGCATGATTATCTCCTATTCATACGAGGTGCGCCGCGTCTTGGTGTGTTGATGATTGAAACCAATCTGTCTGCAAGTGCTTGTTCAGCTGCCTTCTTGGTATCATACACAACAGCACCACCAAAGTTGATATTGAACACCATTGAATCAGTTCTCACTTCTTCACGTTGTGGTGTTGGTGCCGTGGTTGGTGTTCCTGTTGGTGTAGCACCCGCACCACCTGCACCACCTGATGAACTGAGTGCTGAACCTGCCGCACCTGCAACCACTGCCGCCGTTCCAAACAGTGCAGCCGCTTTGAATGATGCTGCCGCTTTTGGATCACCAAGGGCAATTTGTGAAAACCCCTTAGCCAATGAAATCAAGGATTCAACACCTGCCTGTTGTGCAAGTCCTTTCAGGATTTCTGCCGTGGCTTCTTGGAATGAATCACCAAACAACAATGCACCAACGGCAGCCTCTGCAAATCCTTTTCCATAATTATCAAAGTAGTCTTCAACAAGTTCACTGCGTTCTTTTAAGTTCTCTTGATCCAACTTTAAACGGTCTAATGCATACCTTTGTTCAATGGCTTTCAGGTCTTCACCCTTCATGCGTGCAAGTTCGAGTTCTTGATTGAACTCCAATTTCAACATGTTTAAACGTTTATCTTGTTCAGCTTGCAATGCACCAAAGTCTGTGATGGATGAATCCTCTTGAAGTTCAAGTGTTCTTTTTGCAAGATCATGTTTGACTTCAAGTTCTTTCAAGTTGGCTTCTTGGATTGCATTGAGTTTGTCTTGTTCAGCTTTCTTGGTTTGATTGAGGTCCTGTTGCATGATCTTCTGAATAGCTAATTGGAAACGTTTTTCTTCAATCAGTCTTTCCTTGGTTCCTTGCTTGGTCAAGATCACTGAAATCCTATGCCGTTCAGTTTCCAATGCAAGTGCCTGGTCAAGTCCTTCTTTCTCCTGTTGGATGGTCATCATTCTAATCTTAGATGATAAGGCAAGTTCTTTCCTTGCTTCTTGGACTTGTTCCTTTAAACGTGCTTCTTGTGCCTTCTTCCTTTCAAGGTATGCTTTTCTTTGTTCTTCACGTTCCTTTTTAACAAGTTCAACCTGCTGTTGTTGGACTCTCATTCTCTCAACATCAACAGCGTTCAATTCTCCTTGTGCCTTTACCCGTGCCAAGATTGCAACTGTTTGATCATGGTTGGCATCTTCAAGTTCTTCTTCGAGCTTTAAGAGTTTGATCTTTTGTGTCAGTTCATCATCAAGTTGTGCAATTTCATCACCCTTGTTTGCCATCTTTGCACGTATCAAAGCGGATTCTTTTTGGAGGTTGGCAAGCTTCTTGGCATCTGCTTTCAATGCATCTGTTGCACGTTTTTCAAACTCCTGTTCCTGTTCTGCTGCTGCCATCAATTCATTCAGTGTCTCACGTTGCACCTTTTGAAATTCATGGATGGCTTTGGATGCTGCTGCACGTGATTTGATTAAATCCCTGTCTGCCTTCTGTCTTTTTAAAACATTTTGAACATATTCATATCCACCATCCTTTTCTGCTTCAGCTTGTGCACGTGCCGCATCTGCCGCATTCTTTTTGGCTTGCGTGATCTTGTCAAAGGTCTTTCTGTATTTGGTCATTGCAGTTTCAAAAGCTTCTTTAGCTAATTGAGATTCAATGACAGCCAATGAAAACTTTTCAAGTTCTTCTGTGGTTGGAATGATTCCCTTTTCTGCCAATGCTTCAAGCTTTGATTGCAGGTCAGATGATGCCGCATTCATGGCTTCTTCTGCTTCTTGTGCTTCTTGTGCCGCACCTGTAATCATCCTGAATGTTTCATAGACCAAGATACCTGCTGCAACCACTTGACCAATTGGTCCGAGTAAAGCAAGAAACCCTTTTGCACCCGTGTCACCAAGACCTGCAATTCCTTGACCAAGACTTTTGAAAGACTCCTTTAATTCACCAACGGCACCACCCACATTCTCAAGACCTTCACCAAGTTTTTCATTAGTTGCACCAAAGGTGTCAGCTAAGGATGACCCTGTTTCACCAAGACCTTCAAGGCCACCCGTTAATTCATCAATTTGTTTGTCTACTTTTTTAGCACCTGACAGTTCTATTTCAATGTCTATTTCAGGAGTGGCCATTGTTCATTTCCTTCATCTGTTGTTCATGTGAACGTCTTTGCATTTCCATGGTGTTTGAATTAAGTATATCAAAGCATTCTATAATTGCACATGATGGATTTGGAAATGTTTCAGTTAGTCTGATCAATCCTGATTGGTGCCTGTTGAATGCAGTGATGATTGATGCCATCTTGTTCATTCCTGCAACAGGACAAGAACGCACCTTTAAATCAGAGTACCATTCACCACAGTTTGGTGCTACTCGATAACCTGGCACAAAGCGTCCATGGCCATCTTCTTCTGACAATGGCAAACCACTTTCAAAAGGTCCTCCACAGTTGCCACGCTTTTGACGCAAGCCAACCTTTGAACGGCATTGATCACAAGACCAACCACGGCCCCCACTAAACGGAATCCATACAGCAGAGGCAAGCGCTATTTTCCCACATCACCAACAAGTGAAATGCGTTGAATGTGTAAAACAAGTTCTGTGATTGCTTGGATTCTGTGAGCTTCTGGTCTGATTGTTTGGATGCTTTCAAGGTTGGCATCTTCACCATCAATTGACACAAGTGAAGCGTCAATCATTTCCAAGTATACCCTGTTCAAATATGCTTGGTAAGAAGATAAAGCCTGTTTCTCTTCCTCTGAAAGTGCATGGTGCCACGTGGCTTTTTCCTTGTCATCATCAGGTGATTCAATCCACAACAGTCTTCCAAGTTCAGAACGGGTGAATGATCCTGCTTTCATTTCAGCCTCTTCACGCTCGGCAGGTGATAAGGCTTTCAATGTGAACTTAGTTGCATCTTCTTGGGCAATACCATTGAAGACACCTGTGGTCAAGTATTCCGTTCTTTGGTCATCATCCAATTGAATGGATGGATCAAAAGACAGATAAATGTTTACTGTTGAGTTCGAGGAAACAAGGAAAGAAATTGCCATGTGTTATACTCCCAATGCAATACGCAACGGGCTGTTACCTGCACCCGTTTCAGAAACATCACCACCAAAGCGTGTTTGTTTATAGTTTAAAGTTTGACGCACAATGTCATTGCCACTGACATCATATGCACTTGGATCATTGGTGAGGTATGCAGCAGGCAACATGAATGCACATCCTTTTCCATCACCATTGGGTCCTGTACCTACCAAGACTTGACGCACTGTACGGTTGAAATAATCTGAATTGATTGTTGTATTCAATGTGGTCAATGTCAAGTTCAATTCAACATCCACATCACTGATTTCCATTTCAGACATGGCAAGGATGGAATCAGAATGACCAAGTGGTGTCAGTGTGTTGGTGATGGTCAAGGTGAAGTCTTCACAATCAAGTTTGGTGCGTGCGAGTTTATCACCTGTTCCACTTGCATTGGTCAATGAAGTTGGTGATGTGGATGACACCACAACATAAGATCCTCTGAAGAAAGGTGGTGCACCTGTGTTGTATGATGGTTCAACAGGACCAGATGCATTTCCATGGTCATCTTGGATGCACGCACTTTGGAAAGTAAACTCACCCATAACACGTCCATTGTCCAAAGTGATTGACAAGGATTCAAGGACACATCCAAAGCAGATGGTTTTAAAGTCCACACCATTCACTTCAAAAGCTACACTTGAAACCTTTTCACCTGTGTTGGTTCTTGAACCTGGGTACCAAGTCTGCATTGCTCGAACAGTGTCAGAGGGTGTCAAGGCAGACAATGCAGGTGAAATGGAAACGGCACCACTTTCATCGTTGTTTGTTACTGCTGAATACTCGGCACGTCCTGCAACTTCCACACCAATCAATCCACCAATGGTGAAATCTGATTCAGCTGTTGTGGGGGTGAACAGGTTGACATTGGCTACACCTGTTGGTGTGTCAGATGTGAAAGAATGCTTGGCTGTCTTGAATCCTGCACCTAACAAGTAACCAAGATAGTTTGTATCATAATTATCTGCCGCACTTCCAATGGTGGTCAAGTCCAATTGAATCACCACTTGACCTGTTCTTCTTCTGACGCGGCTGCCGCTTGAATAAACAGTGTCAGGTTCAGGAGGCAATCCATAGGAACCGTCACGTGCATCATTGCGTTCACTTGCAACAGGTTCACCATAGATGATGATTGGATCACGTTCACAAGGGATTGATACAAAGTTCAATCCTGATGTGGTTGGTAAACCTGTGCTTGGATTTAAAGATCCAAACGTACTTTCATTAATCACACCAATTGATCTGTGTGTAACACTCATATTTATTCCTCCAAGTATAAAAGGTCAAAGGGAAGTAAAAGGACAACGGCCTCAACTGTTCCATTGATGTCTTGTATGTTTTCTGTGGTTGGTGCACCAGGTATCAAGGACACAATACCCGTGTTGACTAAATCATAGTCAGGACCTTTCAAAGTATCAATCAACTTGGCAGCGTCTTCATTGATTAAACGTCTTAAGAATCCAATGTCCTGTGGTATATCATAACGCACACGCAATTCCATGGATGATCTTTTACGTCCACTCAAACCCGCTTCACCATCATCAGAAGCAAATCCAACGGTAATGATTTCAAAGTATCGTGTGGAGTTCACACGTTGATCCAATGGTTGTGTGCGACCATTACCCGTGGCAATGGCAATGAATCCATGATGTGCATCAGTCTTGGGTGTGATACCTTCAATCATGTCTTCAAGTTTTTCAGTTGCTTTGAATATTCCTTGACTCATTATTTGCTCAACTTGTCTGCAATTGTTTGACGTACTGACACCACCAACAATCTGATTTCACTTGGTGAAAGACCAAGGTATTCACGTTCTGCATTCACTGCATAACCATAGTATCTGACATGCTTGGTCAATCCAATCACAAAGCGTGTTCGAGTTGCACTAAGGACTACAAGATTATTCATCAAAGCACCTGAAAGAACAAGGTCCACCTCTGCACTATCTGTTTGACCAGGTACAGTGCCACGTTTTCTTGATAGGTGTTTGTATTCTCTGTAACCACCATCAAAACGCATGGTCTTTCCTGTCTTGGTCAACACACCACCTTTTGGTTTCAACCTTGCACCCGTTCCTTTATCCACAGATATGTAAATCTTTTTCCTTGAATACTGTGTGAATGCTGAACCGTTCGCATCAATCCCCTTGCTAGTCCTTAACTTGATTGATGCAAGTGTGTCCATTGCCAAACGTTGTGTGTCTGCTTTGGTCCATATGGCTTTGGGTAGTTTTAGATTTACTTTAGTAGGCATGATTAAGTCCTAAATAGGAAGTGATTTCCTATTTAATGTTTCATTCCTCTTGATGCAGTGAAAAAGGAATCATTGCTTGTTCGAGTGTAGCCTTTCCATGATGCACGAAAGTCTGAAGTCTTGCCACCAGTTTCACGTCTGTCAAGTTCTCCATCATCAATGACACCATCACCATCCAAGTCCAATGCCAATGAACGCAAGGCAATTTCCATCAGATCATGGCAACGTTGTCTCATTTGATCTGCAACATCCATTTGTAAACTTTGTTCATAGACCAATGCTGCTGTACAATAGGCATGTGCAAGATGGAACTGTTCAGGATTGAATACTTCATCCTCTGTGGCTTCATCTGCTATGACCACATCACGAACTTGTAAAATCAATTCATCCAATGCACCTTTGATTTGTGGTGCAAAATCACTTTGTCTTCTTGGAATCATGTCTGCCAACTGTGGCAACAAGGCAACCAAGTCATCATGTGAAAGCCCCGTGTCAAAAGGTCTTGGTGTGGATTTCAACAAACCTTTTTCTTGTTTGGATTGTGTCAATGCACCAAGGTCTGTTGTGAAGTTGATTTCATATGGATATGTGTTGGCAGTTGTCAAGACTGCAATGGTGTTGGCCAATGTGGTTGACCACAATGCAAATTCAAGTGATGCAGTTGATGACAGGTCAATTTCACGTGGCAAGGGTTCAGCCAAGATTGCAGTTGTACCAACCACTCGAACCACAGTGACATTGTAAAAGGTATCACCATTGGTGATCAAGAACCCTTTCATCTGATCACGCTGCAAACCTGTTGCCTGATTATCAACTGTCAATGTGCGTCTGTCATTGGCAATGGCTGACACTGTTGCATTGGCACGTGATTGTGAAAGACTATAATTGATACTGTTCAAGGTCAAGACAGGTGTGCCACTGATTGGACTCGGTGCAATCCATTCAAAGGTATAGCTTTTATTTAAGACAGCTTTTCTCATCTTTTCTTTGCTCCTGTGTTGGCATCTGAAATGTCTTTAGATGTGGCAAGTTTAAGGTTGGCAAGTTCAACAAAGTTGGAAGTCACAGGACTCCATGAATGTCTGCAATTGTATCCACCGCCTGATGACCTAACCGATAAACCTTGATTGTTATTAAGTTTACTCATTTGATCTTTGCTCACCACCTTGTTGATCAATGGTTTACAAAAGTTTCGAGTGATACCATCTTTTGGACCAGTGTATAAATACAAATCCATGCCAACGGCATCAGCTGCAATCATGTTGACAGATCTGCCAAACTGACTGATCTTGGTGCGTACCTCTGTGGTCAAGGTGCCTGCACCACGTTGAAGGGATTGTGCAAGGTTGGACATTGCTTGATCCTTGGGTGTATCTACAACCATTGACAGCAAAGAGTCACGCACGTTCTTGGAAACGGCAGGCACAACAATGTCATCAAAGACATTCTGAACAGTCAGAGTCTTCAATGCATTCACTTCATTCTCAATAAACAAAGGTGTCCAAGTTGGATCAACCACATTCAATGATTCATTGATTGATTGTAATAATTTATCTTGCTGTTCAATAAAATCTTCTATTGATTCAGCAAATCCCCCTTGTAAAATCAGATCAACCAATTGGTCTTTCTGAAGATCAAGGAGTACAGCAGGATCAGTCTGTTTAAGAAGTTCATCCAATTGTTTCAGAAGCTTCTTGGATGATCTTGAATAGACCACACCAAACTGATCTGCCGTTTTCTTCTCTGCTTTTAGTTCTTTTATCTTTGCCTTGGTGATGTCTGCAAGTTGCTTTGGTTGGTCTTTCAATTGACGTTGAAGATCTTGGATGGCCTTCTCATCTGCATCAACACGTTCTGCCAACAGGACATGTGAATGTTCATCAAAGCAACAAAACATTAATCAACTCTTATAGACAGTCAGTTACTAAGAAACCAAATGATGAATCAACCATCTTAAATTGGTTGACTTGTTCAGCCCAAACGTAACGACGGATTAAATCAAGGCTGTCATATTGACCTGCAATCATGTCTTTGTACTCGAAGTCAAGAGCGGTTACAGGCATGGCCTTCACGTTTCCTGTCTTGCTTACAATTGCGTCTGATCCCTTCATGATTCCCATAAAGATTTGATCACCGGTCCAAATGTAACTTTCTGAAGATGTTGCACCAGGAACAGCAGTTTCACGTCTTGCAGCACCAACATAAACGTTGGGGATACCCAAAACATTTTGAAGAACTTGGATGATGGCTTGATCATTCAACAAAAGGTTTCCACTTGCAATTCCTTTTGTTGCATCACCAACATAACCACGCATTTCAGGATTTCGTGCTAGTTCACGGAATACTTCACGTCCAAGAATTAATGTATCAGGATTGATGCCATGTGAATTTGCAAAGACCAAGTCTTTCACAATGTGAAGGTCACTTAAAGGTTCAGCACCTGCTGCATTGAATTTGACACCCGCACCACCTGTGATGGCGTCGGCATCTGATTTGCTACCTGCTGCAAAGTTTGCCGCTGTAAAGAGAAGATCTGCTGCACGTTTTTCTTTTGCAAGTTTCATGGTTCGTGCAACTTTGCGGATAATTCGAGCTTCTTCAGAACCTGGGTATTGAGAATCCTCAATGTCTTCCATGGCAATTGAATCAGATGCTGAATAGATCTTTGCTTTGTATGTTAAGTTTGTACGATCAAAAGATCCAATCATTGGACGTGATGCACCAGGTGCACGTTCAAGATCCAAGTCAGGTGATCCCATAAAGTTGCGAGTATTCTCAATAAGTAGAGTTCCACTTCTTTCAGGAATGTTGACCTTTTCAAAGATTTGGTCTGCAATCAGTTGTGAATCACTAGGGATTGCCTCAACTGCAAGGGAAGTCAGGACCTGGTCAACAGGATGTATATTACTATAAGATGAAGCCATTGTTTAAACTCCTTAAGCTTTCACAACAGATGGACCAACAAAGAGAACAAGAAGTTGTTCACCTGCACCAGCTGTTGAAGTTTGATTGATATTAGGAAGAATGCGTGCAACAGGGTATTCATTAGCTGATCCTGAAACCGCTTTGACTTGACCATTGGTGGTTGCTGTCAAAAGAGGTGCAGTATTAAAAGTCAAGGCAGCACTTGCAATAACTCGCGTGGTTCCAAAAACAACCACATCAACCGTGTCACCTGCATCACATGCACGTTGTGCAACACCAACGCATCCAATTTCAGTGCCTGCGTCAGTAATGGTCACTTTTCCATTTCCATCAATTGACACCAAGGCAAATTCTGTAATGGCTTCAGCAGCCACAAAGCTTTCAACAATGTTTTGAGTTTGCATCTTTTAAACTCCGTATGCTTGATTATATTCAGAAGGGTTTGTATTTCGGAATTCAGTCAAGGCTTGTGAATAACTGATTCCTTTATCTTCACTTAACTTTTTGATCTTAAGATTCAAAGTCTCTTTGTTGATCTCTTGACCACTTGCACCATGTCCAATGGTGGTCATAGGCACAACACTGTTTGATTGACGTTCACTGAACATGTTCCAAAAAGAGTCACGTCCTTCAAGTTTCATGTCATAGGCTTCACGTGCAACAGCTTCTTCATTGGGTGAAATCTTGCCTTCATTGAGAAGTTGATTCACTGCTGTTGTCTTTTCTACTTCAATCTTTTCTTGACGTAGTTGTGTCACTTGTTCTCTTAACATTTGGATTTCAGACAGGAGTGCAGGACTTGTCAAAGATTCATTCATCTTCTTGTGCTCATTCATCTTCTTGTCTTTCTTGTCATCCTCATCTTTTGAGTAATGCTCATTCATCTTCTTTTTGTCATCATCATAGTGTTCATTCATCTTCTTTTTATCATCATCAGAATGTTCACCAAGTGTTTCACCAAGGACTTCATCAAGTTCTTCATTGTCTTGTGCAATCTTGGCTTCATTGTCTTCATTCATGCTTTTGACTTGTTGTTCGAGTTGCTTAATCATCTCATCTTTTTGACGATTCAAGTCTTGTTCTCGTGTGGCAAAGTCAACAAGATCATCATGATCCATAGCATTCAACTGATCTTTTGAATACATGTTCAAATTCTCCTTTAGAAAAATTCTGTCTATCTTGTCAGATTGTTGTGCTGGTCGTGGAGTCAATGTGATTGCCAACAGTTGAGCATCACCAACTTTGTCACCACCATCACGTGTGAATATTTCACCATGTAAATACTCAGGACTTGACCAAAGTATTCCACCGGCTTCATTAACTACTTTTAATCCTCTTTCATTATATGCAGGGACTGCATACAAACCATCATCCTTGACTTCAAGATCAATGATCATGCCAAGTGCATTGCCTGCATCAGGACCTTGAACGCCATCTTGAAATGGACTTGTGGCATGTTGCCAATCAATGATAACAGGATCAGATTCTTTTCTTTCATTGAACACCCGCACCATTTCATCCAACAGTTCAGTGTCAATTGCATCACCAATGGGTTGACCATTCATGCGTGAAGATACCTGACCAAGTGAAAGAGTTTTGAACGGTCTGCCAACAGTCAGACCATCAGGAACTTCATATGTCCTGACTTCATTCAACAGTGATGCTTCTGCATATGCTGTCAATGTTTGTGATTTTGAATCAGCTGTCTTCATTTGTTTCACTACCTTTCTTGACCATGTGAACCCTGCATCACCACCCCACAGATGCCAAGCTTGCCAACCTTTCCCTTGTTCTGACCAGGTTGATCCTTGCTTGTCAACTTCATGGCGTGTGAAATAGTTCAACATTCTTTTGACAGTGTCAGGACTCAACTGTTCACCATTGGACAAGTCACGTGCACGTGCAAGTCCAACTTCAGTGCCACCTCTTTGACTTGGTGGTTTAGTTGCTCGAACTTCAAGACCACGCCTTGCAGCATCTTGAACACCTTGAGGTGGAGTGAAATCAATGTGTGAATACTTATCAGGAATTGACAACAGTTCTGATTTGGTTTCTTTTTCAGTGCGTTGTGGGTGGCCCTTGGGTAGCAAGTCCAAGTCTGTTGTATATGACTTTTTCCGTTCACCCGTTCCAACCAATTTCAAGAATGCTTTGACTCGTGCCAATGCCCATTGTGTTCTTGATGTGACTTGTGGTCTATGACTTGAAGAGAAGGCACCCGCACCACGTCTGAACACTGCTTTCAACTTACCAAGATCAACCTGTTTGGATTTGGCTGAATACTTGTCATTATGTTCATCTCTATATTTCTCAAGTGTCTTGACAGCTTGATCAGAAATCTTGATGCCACCTCTTGCACCACTTGCTGAACCTTTTGGATTCTTCTTGGATCCTGTGATTCTGTCTTTCTTGGGTGCAGGTGTTTGGGCTTGTGTGCGTTTCTTCTTAGCTTTCAATCTGATCTTTTTAACCATTGGCTTGTTTCCTCTTGATTAATGTTTCAGCAAGTGAAGCCACACCACCGCCTTGTTTTGCAGTTCTGTCAAAAGGAGATCTTTCAGCTATTTCAGGAAGATCACCAGCACCAAGGCGTTCACGAATTGCACGTTCAAGTTCATCATCAGGTGTCAACAATCCTGACTGAACAAGACCAGGCAACATGCCAAGTGATTCAGCCAAGTCATCAGTGTCAAGACCTGTGTGTGTTAACCGTGGCAATTTGGATGGATCCACATAGCCATAATTCCAACGGATTAAACGTCCTATGGTTCCACCTCCACGCCTGTCACATCCACTGATTTGACTTGCAACAATATCACAAAGATTGATTGCAGCACGTCTGAACACTGACAGATGGACTTCACCAACTGACCTTGAACCCGTGTCTGAAATACCAAGGTTTGCAAATTGTGCCAAGAAGGCTTGACTGATTTGGTTGTCACATTCTTTGATGATGTCCAATGGACCTTGTGAATAGAGGTAGGGTGTAGTTGAATAAGTGTCAAACTTGACCACAGGTGATTCCACCAGGTATGACAATTCAGTTGAGAGAAGTGCTTCAGCTTGAGCAGCTGCATCATCAATCATGGCACTGACATCAGCATCATTCAGACCTTGCATTTCAGCCTGTCCACGGTCAACTGAAACCTTGGGTGTTGGAATTGCCCAACGTTCGAGACCAACGCACATCAAGTTTGATACACGTTGCTTGGTCCTCCACCACCACCAAACAGGACGCAACATTCCAATGCCTTCAAAGTTTGAGCCTGTTCTATTGAGTGTTAATAAAAGGAGTTTGTTTGCTGGTATAGGTTCAGGTGTGTATGTATAACCAACCACATTTTGCATGACACCATCCAAGTGTTGACCATCTTGAGATAACCACTTGTTATGTGCTGATGGTTCCCTGTCTGCATAGTAGTCCAACCACACTCTGATTTTACCTTTTGAATCAGGACCAACTTTATAGATCTCCTCTGCATATCTGTAACCCGTTGGCACAAACTCCCACAAGTATGTAAGTTGATCCTCGAAAGATGCATTCATTTGTCCTGCATATCCATCAAATCCAAAAGCCTCATTAGCATAGCGTGCAAGTTCTTCACTGACTGCATCACCTTCAACACCAGGTTGAAAACGCCATGTTGCAGATAAAAGAGTCTGTCTCAACATATGCCATGAACGTCTGACCACGGGATCAGTCTGTAACATTTCCTCGGCTTCACGTATCCAATTAAGTCCTGTGAGTTTTGGATTCTGTTCTTTGCCTGTGATCTTTCCACCAGACAATTGTGTGCCTGTGATGCCACGCGTTCTAAAACGTGGCAACATGGCCTTCATATGTGGTTCATCTCTTTTATCATCAATCATGGCGTGCACTGCTTTGGATGGATGTGTTTTTTCTATTGTGTGCAATATAGTTCATCTTGTCAATGAATTATAATTCATGTACATATAACACAGACTTCAATGCACGCATTACCCTTTTTTTATTTTCTTTTATACGTGATACACGTTTCAAAGAGAGTAGATATTTTGACTTCAGATCACCAGTGCATTGGAGTCTTTTTATTTAGAACAATGACAGCTGTTCACCAACCTTGGTTTCCTTTGGTTGTGGTTGATCATATGTCAATAATGTGTTTGTCCAATGTTCAATGCGTGCTTTGGCAATTTCAAAGTATTCTTCTTCACGTTCAATGCCAACAAAGTCAAACCCTTCAAGACCTGCTGCGATTCCTGTTGAACCACTTCCAAGGAATGGATCAAGGATGATGCCGTTTCTAGGTGTGATCAACCTGCAAAGATAACGCATCAAGTCAATTGGTTTTACAGTTGGATGGATGTTGACCCTTGATCCATGTCCATCAAGTCCTTGTTCCCTTTCCTGTCTTGATGCTTTGGCACAATAAAAGAATCTTTTCCACTCACCACATTCAACTTGTTCATCCATGATCACATTGGATGGCCATCTGCCCTCCAAACCACCTGTTGTGTGTGTGTGTTTTCTTGTACTCCACATTCCAACTTCATGTTGTGTTCTTCTCAAATCCTCATCAGTCTCAATTCTACACCCATCAATATTCAATCCACCAACACCATGTTTTAAAACGTTGTGTGCAACGGTTCCATCCAATGGTTTCCTGCATAGGATAGCAGGTTCAAAAGCAGGCTTTAATGCTGTTCCATATCCTTCATATTCACTTGATCCTTTGGTGATATATGCTGTCTTTCCAACCATTTCCATTCTATATAAAGAATTACTTTTATCACAATTTTCCCTTGAGTTTGGATTTCTGCCAATGACTTCACGTTCATTGCCTTGGATCTTGTCAATGGCCTTGCCAATGTTCAAAGACTTTGGAAAGCCTGAACCATACAACCATTGGATGGTGTCACGTACTTCAAACCCTGCAAGCCTTAATGAGATTGACATAAGATCCTGCGTTCTTGATCCTGCAAAAGCAATCAGATGTCCACCAGGTTTCAACACTCTGATCACTTCTTTCCACAGTTCAGGTGGAGGTACCCAAGAATCCCAAGACTTACCCATAAAACCACTTCCTTTTGGTTTCCATGTTTCACCCATTGACCATGCTTGCAAACAAGAACTAACTTGTGCGGGTGTGGTTTGTCCAAGTCCATATGGTGGATCACAAACCACGGCATCAATTGAACATGGATCAAGGTTACTTAATTCTTGCATGGAATCACCACATATTAAACGCATTCTAAAAACTCCTGAATTTCTTTTGTCTTCTTGTTCGAGCGTTTCCACTTCCAAGTGCCTTGCGTGGTGTGATGGTTGGCAAGGACATCTCAGACCAATAATGGAAAATGCAATCATATCTCAATGCGTCAAGTGGATCTTCACGACCATCTTTCTTTGGTTCATCCTTGGTGGGTGTCCATCCATATGACAAGATGGCTTTCCTGAATGAATTGCCAACTGCCTTCTCACCACGATTCCAAACTTCACGTGTGCACAAGTACTTCCTTTGAGCAATGGCACGTTTGACTTTCTGAATACCATTCAACACGTTGGTCATCACAGGATCTGTGGTGAACTTCAGAGGCACACCGATTCCACCTTCATGTGGAAGTTTCTTCATGGCCCTAAAAGCTGAACGGCCTGTCTGATCGTTTCGAGCTGCACCCGCTTTGTCTGCGACACCTGAATCCAACCAAATCCTTGGACCAGGTGCACGTGCCATCAATGAACGTGGCCATGCTATCAACAGGATCATCCTTGCAAGTTCATCAATGGTACATTCCTGTGGATTGATTTCATGGACAATGATGGTGGCTTCACGTTCTTCATCATAGACCATGATCAAGACACTTGGTTTTCTGAATCCCCAATCAACTGCAATACGTCCTGTCATTTCAGGTCTGTACTTGAAGTCATCAATGACATGGTTGGCAGTCCATTCAGAATAGATCAATCCACTTGGTGGACGTGGTTGATTCATCACCATGGCAAGACGTTCTTCTTCAGGTAAAAGTTTGGTGGCTTCAAACCATTCATCAGACAAGTTGGATTGATTGACATAGGAAGTGAAGAGTAAAGGATTGTATCCTGCTTTTTCTGATAGTGCACACCACCAAGCATCTGCAACAGGCAAGCCAACCATGATCAAGATTGGTGTTGGTCCACTCCTCAAACGTCCAAGTGCTTTTTGTGCAACTTCATCATCCTTGAATGTTTGGCATTCATCAATCAAGGCCACACCTGATGTGATGTTCAAACCTTCCAATGGATTGTGAGTTGCTTCACGTGTACCTGGTCTGAAGTATGAACGGCACCATATGGATGAACCTGTGATTGGATCAGACCACTTGGATTCAAGAGCATTGAAAGTCCATCCAATTGGACCTAACCACTTTTGAAGTTCAGGACCAAGAACAGATCTATACCTTGGACTTGTATCTGTGATCAATAAGGATGATGTGCCAGGTCTGATGCGGCTGATGAACCATAGTGCAAAGACTAAGCCGCTTGTTTTACCCGATCCCCAACCACAACGTGCACTGATCACTTTGTCCTGTCTTCTTATTCGAGCAACAATATTTTGTTGAAGTTCATTCAGGTTTAAGTTCATGGAAGTTTAAATGTCTCTAAAAAGAAATCAGTATCATTGGCATTGGAGAAGCTGCGTAACTTTTTAAAAAGCTCTTGTGGTGAAAGACAGCCTTGAATGGATTGTGCATAATCTGAAAATGAATCAAACATGTGAACCACCTTGTGAACTGTCAATTGTGAATGTATTGAGTCCACTAGAGGCAGATATGCAATGCACCAAATTGGTCCAAATACAGAAGCAGTCAAAGAGGAAACAACATCCTTGGATGATGTTTGTGAAATGCCAATGATCAAAAGATTTAATGTGTTTACATCAGTTTTGGCACGTTTTAAAAACTTGGTTGCACGTGTTTCTTTTCCATCTTTGAACTTAAAGATGTGACTCATAGATTGTTCAAGTCCATACTTCTCCAATGATTCTGATGTAATCAATTTAAACTCTGCTAACATCAAAGTATTAAAACGGCCTGTTGCATCTCTAAATGAATCATAATTTAATTTATAACAAAGATCATGGTGGAAATTGTCACCATGTACCATCATTGATTGGATGTTTTGTTTGCATTGTGAATCTTTGTAATGTGCTCTTAAAATATAGTTGTTATTCATTGCAGACTGTTGAAACGCCATTGCACCCATTGATTCAAACTTGAATCCTGCTGATGATCTCCATGGATAAGCTGTCAATCCTGTATGGTCTGTAGTTTTTTTATAGAGTGAAATAGGTAGTTGGCTGACTTGTAACATGTGTTCTCCTTTACATGAATAAAATTTAATTGTCTGTATTAACATCAGGACGTTCAACATTTAGCAAGTGGTCAGTCTGTTCAATCATAGCCTTGATTTCATCCAAACCTTCTGACCTCGAAACGTGCATATCAATCTGTTCTTTCTTGGTCCATGATTCAGGAAACCTGCGTTCAAGGATCCAAGCAGCTGCACGCCAATCTTCAGACTGTGAAAGCTTGTTGACCAATTTGGCTTCACTGATTCCAATGGCTTCATCCACCAGGTTGTCAAACTCTTCATGCTCTTTCCTCCACCTGTGAAACGTGGCTTCACTGATTCCCTCTGCCAATGCTGATGCCCTGAATGTGTTGCCATTGGAAATGTGGGTGCAAATATTATGCACTCGGATTTGGTTGTACTTGCACGCGCGCGTTGTTTTGCTCTTATCTTTATTAATAAGAACAGCTTCACGTGCTGCTAAACCTTTTAAATCTTCATCCTTCATCTTCTTCTTCTTCCCTTGGATCTGATTCAATTATCCTGTCAATCTCGGCTTGCAATTCCCAAACCTGCCGACGTGCAACTTGTTTGATTTGCTCATAAGCCCTTGGATTATTTCTGATCAACTGTTGTGAAACTTCAAGTGCAAGGTCAATTTCTTGGATTTGCAACTCAAGTTCTTTGATTCTTTCGAGATCAAGATTTTGAATAGTGGTCATGGTGTTTCCTTCTTTCCATCCAAGATTAAAACCTTGTGGCACATCAGATTCCAATAAGTCTTTCCTTGATAATCATTGGACTCCATTGAACCCTCAACATATACCTTGGTCCCTGTCTGCACATGCTTGGAAATATACATTGCAATATTGTTGAATGCTTTACAGTAAAACCATTGTGTGTGTGGATTGCCTTGTTTCTTGGATGACACTGCAACATTGAAGTGGACCAGCGTGTTTCCATTGGATGTTGCTTTTTCTTCAGGATCACGTCCAACATTTCCAATGATGTGAATTTTATTTAGACTCATGTGCCTTGTCTTTCTTCTGTCTTTCCTTGATTCCTTGTTCAAGCATTTCTCGCATCACATATGAACGTGGTTTGTTTTCACGTTTTGCAATATCATCCAATGCATCAGACATGATCAAGGGAACGTTTAACATAATTGATTTCATATACATTACACTTTCCTTACATATATATATATGTATATATGTATACTACATTAAAATGAATTGATGTCAAGACTTGATCAAGTATTATGTATTTGTATTCATCATGCTTTGGAGTTTTTAAAATGAATGTGAACTTTGATTCAATTTGGCATATTATCGGACTACTTGGAACCATTGGTTCATTGATCTTTTATGCTGCTCGAACACTTGGAAAGACCATGGAACAAATTGAAAGACTGCAAGAGGCTTTGGTTTTATTGCAACAGAATTTGGAGAGTCAAACCAAGTCTTGCAAAGATGGAAGAATTGAACTGTGGACTGAAGTGAACAAGATGAGAGAAAGACTTGCCAAGGTTGAAACGTTGCAAGAACATCAAACCGCTTTGAGTGTGAATCAAAAATGAATGTGAAACTAATAAAACAAGATGGTGGTGCTGTTGACATTGTGAATGCGGCTCGCATCTCCTTTGGTAAACAAGTTGACAGCATGTCAGACAAAGATTGGAAGTTGATCAAATACTTGTGGATGAATCAACACACTTCACCTTTCAGGCACATCTCTTTTACTTTCCATATCAATGCACCAATCTTTGTTTTAAGACAATGGATGAAACACCAGGTTGGATGTGCATGGAATGAAATTAGTGGAAGATATGTGAAGTTTGAACACGTCTTTCATTATCCAAATGAATGGAGATCATCACCACACGATTCAGTGAAACAAGGAAGTGGTCAACCGTTGGATGATGAAACACAATCAGATTGTGCCACTATATATCAAAACACCATTGATTCATTGTATGAAACATACAACCATCTGTTGACCTTGGGAGTGTGCCGAGAACAGGCAAGAATGATCCTGCCTGTTTCCTTAATGTCAGAATGTTATTGGACATGTTCCTTTCAGGCATTGATTCATTTCTTGAAACAAAGAACAGACTCACATGCACAAAAAGAAATTGCTGAATATGCATGGTCAATTGTGCAGCTGTTGAACCAAGATGAAGACATGAAGAAACTTTTATCAATTTGTGGACTTGTTCAATGACCTGGTCGGTTCATTGGATCAACCATGCGTTCTTGATCTCAAACCAATCACCATGCACACGTGGTCAAGTTGGTTGTGTTATAGTTGACCAATTTAATAATCCTGTTTCAATGGGTTTCAATGGTCCACCTCGAAAGGCACCAGGCACTTTGTGCAATGTAGATGAATGTGAACGGACTAAACAAAACATTAAGTCAGGTACACAGATTGAAATTGGTTGCCATCATGCTGAACAGAATGCATTGATGAACGCATTAAGGAAAGGAATCAGTGTTTTAAACTGTTCTATTTATATCACCACGGCACCATGTTTGGTTTGTGCAAGGTTGATCCATCATGCAGGTATTGAGTCTGTTCATTATCCCTCTTCAAGTGCATATGATCAAAGAGGCAAAGAATACTTGATCAAGAACAATGTGAAGATAAACATGATAAGTGTTTCCAAATAAGGTCAGACATGTTAAATTGTGTACAGTTGGTCAGAACCTTGTGCCTTGGGTGCTGTTGGCTGACAAGTAAAGTTGATACATAGAATGAAGGTGTGGTGTTCTCCCAATGTCCACACCTTCATTTTTTTATGTCCAAAAGTCATCAGATGCACGTCTGTCTTGACCTTGCATTTTGAACTTGAAACCCTTGCACATGGATCCAATGCGACTGATTGAACGCATGTCAAGGAATTGTGTTTTCATCTGTTTTGGTGTCATGTTGGATGCAAAGAGAACTTGAACACCAGCCGCATGGATTGCATGGATCAGTTCATTGGTTGTCTGTCTTGACCATTCATTTTGTCTGAAGAATCCAAGCTCATCAAACAGAACCACATGCACACCATCCAACCATGAAAAGCGTGGATCAGTAATGGATTTATCAAAAGACTTTCTGATGTCCTCCAAAAGCTGTTGATGTGAAACATACTTGATCTTTTTACCCGACCAAATCAATTCTCTAGCAATGGCACATAAAAGATGTGTCTTTCCATTTCCTGTTGTTCCATAGATTAAACCACCTTGATGTTTACCTTGGACAAACTCCAAAGCAAGTTCTTTTAGACCAGGTTCAAAATCATAATTTCCAACATGCTTGCCAATGGCATCAGCTGTCAAACCACTGTTCTTGAAGTTGAGTAGATACTTGTTTGTAAGTCCACAATATTTGCATGGCACACCATATGTATATGAATGCTCGACAGGCACCCACATTCCATCATCATCAATGATCAAGTTGTGAGGACGTTGTGAAACGTCTTCAATCTCCTTGCCATCTGTCTTGACCATCACAGGATGATATTCAGCAAGATCATTGAGTGTGCGGGTTTCTTGCTTTGAATGGATACCTGAATGTGAGGCAGTACATCCATCATATTCACAAGCGGGTAAAAGATTCACATTGAGTTGTGGAACTCCACCAATGACTTCACGTGTCAACAGGTTGGACTCTTCAAGTCTTCTATGATGGACAATGGTTGGTTCTTTGACCTCGGTTTGAATTGCATTGGATTTCAATGAACGTGCCCAATGTTCAAGGTTAAAGTCTTTCAATGCGTCTTTGATTGATTTCATGTGTTCTCCTTTACATGAATGTGGTTTATTTCCAAAAAGGCGTTGCAGCTTGTGGAAAGAGTAAACGTTGTTTGTCTGATTCTAGCATCTTTGGTCTTGATTGGATATAAAGTTCTGTTTGCCGTCTGACCACAGGATCTTGGATTGAACTTGGATAAATCCAAAAATCATCAATACCCCCCCCCTCAATGCAAACTTGATCCACTTCCATGTCACCATGTGGTTCAGGTTCTTCTATATTGTTTGTAATTGAATTAATATTGTTACTTATTGTATGGATGTCATCAGTGTCACTCTCAAAGGTGTCATGTGTGTCACCCCCTAGTGTCATTGGTGACACCCCCTTAGTGTCATGTGTGTCATCTAGTGTCATTGGTGACACCCCCTTAATATTAGAAACCAAGACAGTTGTTTGTGCAATTGTAGACACTTCTTTTTCAATATGTTTGGATGTTCGAGTGATCCACTTAATTTCAATTAATTTCTTGATTGCTCTTTGTACTGTTCTTTTTTTGATGTTGGTTAGACTGACAAGTTGACTGATGGCCACCTGACCAGTGAAAGACTTCCAATCAACCTTTAAGAGAATAGCCAACATAACTATCTTTTCAGTTGATGTGAGATCAGATGCCATGACTTGCAATCTTACGTCATATTCTTTCATGTGTTCTCCTTTCTTGATATGTCTTTTATATATTGGTCTAAAATTAAATTCAATATAAATTAACAAAAAAGTTAATTAACGGTTGACAAAAAAGTTAATTAGTGTTTTTATCAAATCATCAAAGAAAGGAGAACACATGAAAGATCAAATCATTTCTGATCTGAAAGACCAGTCAATGACACTGAAGACATTGGCATCAGACATGAATTGCAGTTATGAGCATCTTATATATGTATTAAATGGACAACGTCCAATGTCATACAAGGTTGCAAACAAACTGTGTGAATCACTCAACAAACTTACCTCGAACAATTACCACCTGACTGACTTTGGATTTTAAGGATATACAAATGAACTATAATCAACGTTTACAACGCACGAGACAAATTGAACTTTTTACCTTCTTGATCATGGTTATCTTTGCGGCTTGCTTGATGATCAAGTTTCAAGACAATTGCAAAGAACGCCGTGGAGCTGCTCACCAGGTCAAGGCACCCAAGGCTGAAATCCTCAAAGACGTTTCTTTTACACTTTCAAACAAATAAATAATACTTGCATATAAAGGAGAACAAATATGCTTACCGAACAACAAGATCACATCATCAAGAATGCATCCAAAAATCAAAATGAATATGATGACAATGTGAAATGCTTTTTAACCTTTGGTCATCTCTTCAACCACAATCCTCTTGCATGTATGTCTCAAACATATTGCATTCATGGAAAGCCTGCATTGAATGCTGATGCCATGGTTGGAATTGTGAGAAAGTGGGTTGATCCTGTAACAGGTCAAAAGGTGTGTGCAATGATGAAGGCTGAAACATTGACACCTGAATATGATGATCAAGGCAACGTCAATCCAAATACTGTTGGTGTGCGGTATGTGGCCATGCGTACTGATGAATTAATGATGTCAAAGGAATATGGGATTGATGCACCAGTTCATACTTGGACTTTCACCTTGAATGATGCAATGTTGCGAAACAATCATAAAAACCGTACATGGCGAGAAATGCCATTGATCATGTGTGGAAAACGTGCTGCAACTGCTTTGTGCCGTATGGCGTTTCCTGATGTGGTTGGAACTGCCAACAGTCCTGATGAACTTGCTGAACAGATGTTACAAGATTCTGATGAAGTTGAACGCATTGCCTATGCATCCAATGGTGAACGTATACCTTACGATTTAAAACAAGGTTAATGAGGCAACTCACACTTCAAGCCATCACAGGCACCAGTCAAGTGTGCATCATTTCCACCTGCAATTGATGTGAAGTCAATCACAGACCAATCAGTTTCATTTAACATCTTCCACTTTGCAGCACCAAGGGAACCATCCAAAACGGTTTGATAAGGTGCATTCTCATAAATGAAGTCACCCGCATCAGGCAACATGGCCACACCTTTCACTGTGTGTCTGATCTTCCACAACCAATCTGCAACAAATCTCCATTCATGGTTTTTTATTGTGCAGGTGTTTGACACGTTGTGTGTCAATCCTTCAATGCGAGTGTTGATACTACCAGGTAGCACCCAATGCTTCTGAACAAGGTCCACCTGTTCGAGGTGGTATTGTGCATTCACTTCTTCTCTTATCCATGCATTAGTATCAGGAACTTCACATGCAAATTGGATGATACCCGTGTCACCATCTTGGTCAATGACCACATGTGGAAGTTTCTCCTTGATCTCTTTCCATACAGGGTTGATCTTGCTTAGTCTGATAGTCCTGATCCAACGTTTTGCATGAAACGGGTGGATGCCTGCACTTGTACCAAGTAGTGTGGATGTGTTTCCACTTGGCTTGATACATGTTGTTCGAGATGCATAATTGATTCCAATCAGTTTGGACACTCTAATGTTTTCATCTACAACAGCCGCGGCACCCGCTTCAAGGATCTTTGGTGAGAAGGACACACTGAAGTTGGAATACATACCTGTCAAGCTAACACCAATCAATGCCTCTTGTTCAATGATCTTCTTTGATGTTCTTCCTAAATATCCCGTGTCTGTATATCCTGCCTGCAATGTACCAATAAAAGACGCAACCTTGCACGATTCAATGAACTCTTCAAAGGTCTTGTTTTTTTGCATGTTGATCTCGGTTAGATTGCAAACACTCCATCCACTTCTAAAGATCCACCCTGTCTGTTCAAGGCGTTCTTTGTCCCGACTAACAGACAAAGGTATTTTCTCCATAGTTTCACCACTTGGTGATTGTACCCAATAAGGCCACAAACCAATTTCACAACATGGATTTGTTCCAAAGTCAGGAGCATTGGAAAAGAACACACCAGGTTCACCAAAGTTACTATTGAGATCAACTGCACGTTTCACATTCACTTTGGATTCATTGCCATCAGTCACAATTGTTGAACTAATATTTGCATATGCTCGGTTAGGATGTGTGATATACCAATCACCAACTTTTGCCTTAAGCATCAATTCATCATCATCATCAAACAGACAGATGGATGCAGAACGTCTGACACCACCTGATAAGACAGCAGCAGACAAAGACATGCACATGTCAAAGACATCCACAGATCTCAAACGTTTACCAAGACGTGAAACCAAGATGTGTCTGATTTCATTCAAACACGCTTCAAGTGGTTTGTGACCTGGTGCAATTCCACCTGATGAAATAGGTGAACCCTTGGGTCTGACTAGGTGATAATCAAAATGTATTTCATAATCAATGGAGTGATCAAAATAATCAGTGTGAAAGTATGAATCCAATAATGCTTGTAATGCTGCACACCAACCTTCAATGGAGTCTTGAACAAGATGCAAGAGATCTTTACGCACTTGATGCTGTTCAACTGATATAATTCGAGGTAGTTCTTTAATGTGTCTTTGCTTTACACTGAAACCTGTACCACACCCGCACAATAACAACCAAAACATTTCACTGAAAAACCGTGGTCTGTCAGCTGGTGAATATGTGCAGTTATATATTCTCATGTTTCTTTGCTTGATGGCCTTACCTCCAAATTGCATGGACCTTTGTGAAGGCACCACCCGCTTTGATTTGACCAGGTCAAAAGCTTCTTTAATTTCATCTTCTAGGTGTGGATACTTTTCAACATGCATGTCAACCACCCGATCAACTGCATCAGTCCATGATTCTCTTCCACCTTCTTTTTGTCTTGCGTATTGTGAAGCAAAGACCACTTCACCCATTAATTCATTTTGCATTGATTCCTCATCTTAAACTTAAATACAAGGTTGATGCTGTCAGCACACCAACCAATGCACCTGAAACAATGAGAAGTTTATTTGAATATTCTTTCTCTTGTTCAAGTTCCTGTTTAAGATGTTCATTCAATTGTTTTGTTTCGTCAAGAGTCTTTTGAAATATGTTGATCCTACTTTCACAACGTTGGACACGTTCCTTGACTTCAAGTTCAAAACGGGTCTTGATTTCACTAACTCGAATTAAGCAACTGTTTCCATGCAATGCACTTTGGATGTCAGCCATATCACCAACAGAAACAATGAAACCATTGGAGGGTGCCACGGTCCCCACAGGTACAAACTTGGAACGGATTTCATGGCCATCATCAAGAGTGATGGTTGCAAATCCAAGTTGGAGGATTGCAGGCAAAACAAGATTCAAAATCATTTCTTTCTATCCTTAACAATCCGATCAATTAAAGTATTGCAGTTGATTTTAATGGATTCTTTTTCTTCCCTGCAAATCCGTTGCTCACGTTCAATGCAAGATGTTTCACCATCTGCAATACACTTGGCATGTTTGGATTCAAGTGAATTGATCTGATGTGTCTGTTCTTTGATAAGTTCCACCTTTTCAGAACAGATCACTTTTGGATCATCACTTGCAAGAGACATTCCAAACATGATGGACAAAGATATGACGATTAAAAACAACAAGACCAAAACAAAAGGAGATTGCAAAATCTTGTCAGCATCTTTTAAATCTAAATTTAAATTAAACATTATTCAATTCTCCATATCATACAACGTCCAAGGCCACTGTTGGAATCATATTGTGTATCCTCAATTTCAACATTGGTGTTGGTCTTTTTAACTTGCAAACCAATAATTGCAGTTCCATCACTTTCTATGTATCCTCTTGCATGTTCATTTTTATGTGGATCACCAATGGCAAGTGCACCAACTTCACGCCCTTCATACCCAATAACAGTGCGGGTGGAACCGTCCCAAGAATACCAAGTATATTCAGATCCCCACGTGCCTGTTGAACTTGATTTTGTCATCATACGTGCATCAAGATAAAACTTGCCACTTGGAAGGGTGACTCTGTGGTTGGTTGTATCAATTGTCAGTGTGGATGAATATTGATCAATCACAGTGTCATATCCTGCTGCAAGTTCAACGTCTGCATAACTAGTTGATGTGACGTTTTGGTTGGTCACTAAGTTAAGAATAAAAACACTTAGCTTTCCTTTTGTGGCTTCACTGAAATATGTCATGTGTTCAATCTCCAAAGTCTACAATGTGAGTAATTTGTGAAACTGATGGATCCTGTACCAGCTGATGTTGCACGATCAGGTTCAACCGTGTTGGCATAGTCAAAAGCATCTTCACTTATTTGGAAAAGATTATTGCTTTCACTTGGCATGCGTCCTCTATACTTAAAGTCTGATAGTCCTGTATTTGGATAATAGACCATAGCCCTGTTTGTCACTCCATCATTATCACGTGACATACGCATAATAATAATAGCATTATCAGTCAATGAAGTGACACCACTTGAAACAGTTGTGACCATATCGTTTGGTATATCAAAAACCACATCATCAATGGTTGTGGAGGTCACTGCCGTTGATTGGATGTAACCAATTGATGGTCTTCTTGGTGTATAACTCATATATCCACTTCCTTCCAAACCACAATGCAACCACCCGCATCTGTTGGTGTTCCTGTGGATGTTAATGTTTTTACAATTAATTTCACATCAACTGACACGGGTGCATTGATTGTTGCAAGTGCCACATCACGTTCACCAACGGCATCACCTGAAACTTGAACTTGTCCAACAATGCCAACATCAGCAAAAGATCCACTTGAATTTTCTTGCCACACAAAAGTAATCACATCATTTTGGTCTACTACATCCACATATGGATACCCTTCAATCATATAACGACCAGGTGACAAAGTAATGACACCACTCGAAATGGACAATGCCAAATTCCCTGTTGCACTCGCCAATGAATATGTTGCACCTTGTGAATAACTTGCAAGACTAAGTGAAGCAAGTGCAAGTCTGAATTCCACTTGTCTTGTTCCTAAGTTGCGTTTATATGTCATATGATGATCCATCCTGTTCCATCTGAACATAAAGTCACAGATTCATATTGAACAGTCAAAGTGATTGCTGTACCTGCACCACCTGAATCAATTTGCTCGGTTCCATCAGGATCAATGGTGATGGTAGATGCAAGCAAGTTCTTGACCTGTAATTTGAATCCTGTCAATCCACTTGATGATGGAAGGTTCACAGTTGCAGCAGATGAAGAGCAAGTATAAACCCGTTCAAGTTCACTCGCACCAATTGCACCATCTGTGGTTCCAATTGTATATGTTGCGGCTGTAATGGATGTGACTGTTGGACGTGTGCCACCTCCACTTGGCAGATTGGTCAATAGTGAACCATCAACAGCAGGCAACTTGCCCGCGGCTGTCAGTTGAACAAGTTGGTTGGCACTGTTGGCACCCGCATCAAAGGTTGCAGCACTTCCACACCCTAGGCTTGTTCGAGCTGTTAAACCTGATTCTAAAACAAAGTTTGAACCATCACCAACAATGAAGTTGGAATCTGTTGGTGTCAGTCCTGCAATGTCTGCAAGTTGTGCGTCATATGCTTGGACATCAGTGCCAATGGTTAGACCAAGTGAAGTGCGTGCCGTGGCTCCTGATTCTGTCACAAAGTTGGAACCATCACCAACAATGATGTGTGAATCTGTTGGTGTCAATCCTGCAATGTCTGCAAGTTGTGCGTCATATGCTTGGACATCTGAACCAATGGAAACACCAAGTGATGTGCGGGCCGTGGCTCCTGACTCTGTCACAAAGTTGGAACCATTGCCAATGATGATGTGGCCATCAGTTGGTGTCAGTCCTGCAACATCATCAAGTTGTGCGTCATATGCTTGGACGTTGGTGCCAATCACAAGGCCAAGGTTGGTGCGTGCTGTTCCTACATTGGCTAAATCACTCAAGTTGTTTGATGCGAGCAAATCACCTCCACCAGGTAAATTGGTCAATAGTGAACCATCAACAGCAGGCAACTTGCCCGCGGCTGTCAGTTGCACAAGTTGATTGGCTGAATTTGCACCCGCATCAAAGGTTGCAGCACTTCCACACCCTAGGCTTGTTCGAGCTGTTAAACCTGATTCTAAAACAAAGTTGGAACCA